TGCGGTATAAAGAGGACTTGCACTTGCTTGAGTGTAAACATCGTAGTTCTGCGTATTAGCGGATATGGTAAGCGGTACAGCAACGCGATTAGTTGCTCCGTAAAAGTCTCCTATTCCTATAGCACCTGACGTAGGTATACTTGCATTTGCTGGAGCGTCAGGAACTAAACTACCTCCTCGGTAGTATTCACTCATAGAATTAGGTGTTGTATCACCAAACTCGGTAGCGATCTCAGATATTTTTAGTGGGCCAGAACCAGGAATTGCCATTTATTTACCCTCTTTAAGCCTCGCAACTTCATCGGAAAGTTCTTTAACAGCTTCGATTAGTACCGCTACAAGTCTTTCGTATTTGACGGCTTTGTACCCTCCAGAGTTTTCAGCAACAATTTCTGGAAATACTTTTTCTACTTCTTGAGCAATAACACCGATGTCTTGTTTACGTACAAACGTACCGTCTTCACCACCCTTAGACTCAATGTAAGCCTCTGTCCAATCGTATCGAACCCCGTTAAGTTGTTTTACTATATCAACTGCATTATCGATATTAGTAATGTTCTCTTTTAGTCTTTGGTCTGATGAGTAAAAAGCAGTCACATCGTTAGTTGCTCGTATCTCACCAGTTGTACCTGATGCTGCTGTACCTACTCCAAAAGAATCAAACTGTACATCACTTGTTGTAGTAAGTGCTTGGTTAATCGCTGTTAAGTTAGTATTAAATGCCTGTACGTCAGAACCTATGGCAACACCTAATGCTGTCCTTGCATCAGAAGCGGTACTTGATCCGGTACCCCCATCAGCAACAGCTAGATCTGTAGTCAGCGTCAGCGAAGCTAAATGAGTCATAGCATTAACAACGTCTGTACTATTGTTATACAAGAACATTGTTTTGCCAGCGGGTACTGCTACACCTGTCTGACCAGATACTTTAACGGTACAAGCGTCAGCTAAACCATTATTAACTATGTACAGTTTTTCTATGGCAGGTACGTTTAGCACTCTAGCACCACCAGATGTACCTGTTAGATTTAGTCGTAGATTACGTGCTGGTTGTGTAGCGTTGTCGTCTGTTAAGCTGAGCGTTACATCGCCACTGGAAAAAGACACATCTGCTGAACCCACTATGGATTCTTCAAGCGCGGTGCCTAAGTTTACGTTAGTTACATTACCCCAAGCTCCGGCGTTGTCACCAGTTCCCATCAGCTGTAACTTAAGATTTGATGAATATGTTGATGCCATTTTTTACTCCTAGGCTGCTATGGGCAACCAATTAGGTGTTTGATTATCGTCTATGTCACCCCACACAAGTGGAGTGGTTGTGGAAACTGTTGCTGAAAGTCCTGTGATTGTAACAGAACTGTCTATACGTACTGTAGTTGTTCCTAGCACATTTGATGCTGAAACGCCTGTTAGAGTTACAAAGTTAGTAGTCCTAGTGACTAATGTACCCGTGCTAGTAGTGGCTTGTAAACCTGCTGGAGATCCTTTAGCCCCTGCCGCAGCTGTAACACTTCCCACAGATACACTAGCAGAAACCCCATTAACTGGATGATCTGCACCCGCCTCGACTTCTACTCCAGTACTTAAAGATGCTGTAAGCGGTGTTCCTACTAAGGTTAGATTCGCATCGCCTGTATAAGTAGCTGTCCCTAACCCAGTAGTCCCTTGTAGCCCAGTTAAAGAAACATCAACAAATAAGAAGCCGCCCCAACCTTGATCGGAGTCGTTCCACGTATTGTACCCCCATGTAGTAGGTAGTAATACCGCGTCTTCTCCAAGAGCAGATGTAGCTCCTAACCCAGTAACCGTAACAGATTTAGGTATGCTAGCTGTTGCCGTGCCTAAAGTAGCTGTTGCAGGTACCGCAGTTAAGGTAGCACTACCTTTTGCTTGTACAGTTAAATCACCTGCTACGCCAAGACCTGAAACACCTGTAACTCCGTGATTTGAATCCGCATCAATTGCTACGTTCTCAGTTTGGATTGTTGCCGTTACACCTGTTAGGTTTACATTTATACTTTCCTGCTTGTTAGCATTTCCAACGCTTGAAGTCGCGGCTACTCCGGTAACAGATACAGAGGCAACTAAATTACCTCCCCACCCATTGTCGTTATTCCAAGTAGACTCGTTCCAAGCAATTACGGACATATTACTTAAGCAATTCTAATAATTGCGTTTGTTGCGTCGTTGGTTGGGAAAATAACTGTAAAGTCTCCAGCTGTTGAAGTCTTATCACCACCAAAGTCCAGAACTGCTACTGCTGCATTTGGAACCGCACCAGAAATACCATTAGCTGATGGAGTGTTGTTGTAGATAAGAGCACCACGAGCGGTAACTGTTACATTGGAAAATGTAAGGTCACTAAAGTCTGTAAAGCCAGTACCAGCAGTTACACTAGTCTCTGTTTTAGCCACACCTGTATTAGTGAGGTTTGCACCACCAGCGCTGTAGTTAGTACCTGTAACTTCGTTAGTAACTGAATAGGCTGTAGTGTTTGCGTTGATTGTAGCTGAAGACGTATAAAGCGCTAACTTAAATGTATCTCCAGTTGAGTTACGAAAATCGTGTACAGCCAACATAAGCTCAGCTTTGAAAGAAGTACACATTGCTTGTGAAATTGCCATGATTGGCTCCTTATGAATCTAAGATTGATATAAGTTCTGAATAACCCGCGTTGGTGAGCTTGTTAGCCAGAGTTACGTTGTGAGACTTTACAGCCTCGTTTAAATAAAAAATTAAAACTTGCTTAATTTGTGCTCTAAAGGCTTCTGCTTGATCTCTAATAGCCGGATGAGATTGTGATCCCACCGAAATAATTTTATCTAGTGCCCGTTCTGCTATTTCTTCAGGTGTAAACCCTCGACCACTTGTAGTAGCTACTGTAATACCATCTCCACCTAGTAAAAAAGAAAGTTCTTCGGTTTGCATATTATTTAACTGGATACCTTACTTGTGGGGTTCTATACATATCTTGACGATTCTTAGCATCACCAAGCATCTTAATTAATCCTAATGCCTCATCATATCGTTTCTGGTAATTAACAATCTCGTCTGGTTCTGCCTTCATAAACGTAGCAGCTTCCATCAAAGATCCATACAGAAGTACAGAATCAAAATCATCTCCTAAATAAGATGTACCCGCGTCTACAATAGACTGTGGGTAATAAAAGTAATGTAACTCCATCGCATAGTTACTGTTTGGTGTAGGCCCAAGAATAAAAGAGGTGTCATCAAAAATAGCGTAGTGCGTCGGAACACCTGTTGCTGTTGGGTCTGGAAACGATTCTCGAATAAAGTTAACGTCTTTATTTAAAAGGAACGTCTGACTACCATCAGCAGCAATAACTGCTAACGAAAATGTAGACAACCAATCTGACGGTATACCTAAATACTTATTGTCTGTAGTCAGATTACCTGTAACGTTCTTACGTAAATCAGGCAGTTGAACGACGTTAAAAACCCGTTGCTCAGCCTGGCGTATAAACGTATCAATCTGCTCTTTAGTAGTAAAAGATGTTAACGTACCTAGGTTAGTAGGATCGTCTACAGATGTGCTCGGAAACGTATTTTCAACGTAGCCTTGGATCGTTTTAAATAAAGTATTGTAGTCCATTTAACCCATCTTTTTGCTGTGACCAGTTCCTTTAGTAGCTGCACCAGTACCACGAGTTTTTTGTGTCTGAGTATTTGCTACATTGTTTGGGTACCCGTCTACATCTGGTACAGGCACTGGCTGAGGCTGTTTGAATTTTCCTGTCTCTTTCATATCAATTCCTTAACTAGTTGTGATTGTTACCGTTCCTACTTGTCCACCACCTTCTAAATCATCTTCGAGTCCACTTAACTCTAATGGGTTATCTAAACCTACTGGATTCCAACCCCATTGTATATCTCTTGACTGTTCATAGCTATTATCCGGTCTAGGGTTACGTAACGCTTGTGGATCATCTACAGGGTACATACCCAATTGATTCTGTGGCTGATCCGGTTCCCAACACGTAGGACACACTAGAATGTTAACATTTTTGGTCTTTATGGTTAGCTCTTTTAACTGTTTGAGCTTATATTGAAACCCGCAACGATCACACTCTGCTATCGCGTTTTTGCCGGAAGCAAATTTATTAGCCATATAACTTTAGTAAAACATTTGTCGAGGAGCTAGTCTGAGAGAAGCCTTCTCTCTATCCTCAGTTGAAGCAAAATTCCATTGTTCTTCATACGCCATTTTTAACATTTCAATCCTATCCATAGCTTCTGGGAGCTTAAGAGATAGATAATAAGCTAAACCAGCTACCATACAAGGTAAGAATCTAAACGGTATATCTTCAGTATTTACACCGTTACCAGCGTCTTGGATACGTCTAAGTCTCCAGTAAGCAAAAGTGTAAGTATCGTTATTTGGTACAGGCCAAACGTTTATAGTGGGATATGCAATCCCAGTTGTAGGCTCTGTTGCACCAGACTGTCTGTCTATCCATACTTGAATTGGTCTACCTTGAGAGTTCTTATTAGGTATAGACGCATATGTGGAAGAACTAATTCTGGTTATATTTATATCGTTTTGATTGGTTCCAGTGCCCGTTCGGATAACGCTATCTAACAGATCAATAGTATCAATAGGAAGATTATAAGTACCAGTGCCTTGCGTAAGTGCGATGCTACCTTGATCGATCGTCCATAAATTAATGCCACGATTAGCCCATTCTATAGTGAGTAAGTTTAAAGACCTACGGGCAGTACGCATTTCGTACCCCGTGCGTAACTCCGCACCACAACGCTCAAATGCCTCTTCTACAAGGTTATTAAGGTCGAGGTTAAATGTACTTGTACCTGATGTAGTCATATTTATCTCAAAAGTGTGGCTAAAACTAGCCCAATAACAGCGATAATGGATGCCATGTGTAAGGCTTCCATACGAAACATACGTTTATCAAGTGCCCCTAATTTATCTAATACAGAAGAATACCTAGCAGCACATTCTCGTTCATGTGCGTCAAGCTGTGCTTGTGTATGAGTTACCACTGGAGCGGTTGCAGTTTTTCGCTTAGCCGGAGCTTTGCGTTTTGGTTTAGTTTTAATCCCAGGTGTAGCAGCCATTATGATACCTTCCTATACTTTCTTACTTTTTTAGCAATCTTTTTAGGTTGCTTAGCGACTTGCTTACCAGACTTTTTGGCTTTACGTTTAGCTTTTGTTGTTGCTGCATACTCTTTATCCGATAACGCTTTAATAGCTTTTTCTGGAAGGTAACGCTCTCCAGTTGCTTTTGCGCCTTGAGTTGACGGTTTTCCACTTTTAGTACGCCATTTTTGTTTCGTCCAAGACTTAAGACTCTTCTGTGATTTAGCGAGGGCCATATTATTTTTTGTTAATAATCTTCTTTAAAACTTTAGATTGCTTTTTATGTGAACTGGATGCTTTTTTTAATTGCTTAATCACCTTCTTAACTTTGTTTTTACTATTTTTATTCATCATGACTTATAGCCCCCACCAGCTTCTTTGTACCTTTTAGCTAACATCTGAGCTTTTCGAGCACTCCATTGCCCTGGAGCACCACCTTTACCACCTGCTTTAATACTGTTAAAGATACGCTTACGTAATCCTGGTTTGGTGTAATTGCCAGCTTCGTTGACTTTAGATTCAGACTTTTTCTTTTTCTTGGGTTGTCCACCCATAGCCATCTTCTTAATATTACCCATTCCACGAGAAGGCATCATACGACTAAACCATCCTTCCTTTAGTCTTACCTTTTACTGCGCAACCATCGGCGCGTTTAGAAGCAGATCCACCATGAGACATTTTCTTAACTCTACCGCCGTGTCCCATTTTATGAGATGCACCTTTCATCATCGTACCATCTGGCATTTTGTGCATAGCACCGCCTTTGCTCATTTTTTTTGGAG